ATCCTCAGATTCTTCTATAGCTTCTGGTTCTAAATGAATTGAAATGTCTTTAAGTCCGTTAATGATTGTATCAATCTCTGCTGATAAACTAGTAACATATTCTGCATCAACTTTAACGTCTGAAACAGATGCTGCGCTTGATGTTGGGGTTGCAGAAGCACTCATACTAGAAGTCATATCTGACTCATTGGTTTTGGTTAAAAAAGCATCGTAAGAAACTAGGGCTTCGTTTAGTCTGTATTTTTTCATAGTGAAATGTGTATTTTCTTTCTGTATATATCCAAAAAGAAAAAGGCTTCCATTTCTGGAAGCCTTTTTTATTTAATGTAAATTTATACTAGATTATAGTATAGAACCTTCCATTTCACCAACGTAAGTAGGAGTTTCTGCTCCGTTGATTTGGAATGTATAGTACATAGTTTCTGGGTGGAAACCTGCTTCAACTAAAGCAAATCTAGATTTAACAGCCACTTTCGGAGCCATTGTACCTTCTGCAATAGTTTGAACTGATTCAGCCATTAAGTAAGGCATGAATACTAAACCAGGACCATTACCATCACCTTTTCTACCAACTAATACTCTACCATCAGACCATTCCATTCTTGGATCAGTGTAGATGTTAATACCAGCGATTGAACCTACAGGGTAGATAGCACCAGCATTTTGAGAGATTGTGTTAGCAAATGGATTTGGAACGTAACCAGCAACTGATTGTAATACAGTAGCAACTTGTGGTCCTACAACCGCGAAGTTACCAGCACCTCTTCTACCTCTGTTTGCGATTAAATTCGCAGCAGCTAAGATGTTAGTGTAAATTTTTCTGTATTCAGTGTTTTCAGTTCTACCACCTACAGATGTAGATAAATCGATAGTTACAGCTAAAGAAATACCAGCGTTTGTTGCGTTAGTAGTAGCTAAAGCTCTTAGGTTTTTGATGATAACGTTGTTGATACCTTGAGTTAATTCGTTAGTTAAAACTGCTTCTACTTGAGCAACAGCGTCAACACCGAATTGTTTCAAATCTTGTACTTGCTCTCTTGTAACTGCAGCAGCAACTTGGAAAGTCTTAGCTTCAACAGCTTTAGAGAATAAAGATAGACCCATTACGTTGTCTGGAGTAGATTCACCAGCAGTTCTTGAGAATGGATCACCATCTGCGTTAGAAGCTGCAAATCCTGGGATATGATCTTCTAATGCTTTTACTAATTCAATCTTAGTTTCACCAGTTAAGAAACCAGCGATAGTTCTAGTTGCATCAGCTTTTAACCATGTTTGACCAGCAGCAGTAATTTTGTAGATAGACAAACCATCTAATCTTGAAGTACCAACTAAAGTACCGTAGTACAATGTACCAGCACCACCATCCATGTCAGTTAAAGTACCGTCAGTTTTGATGTAAGTTGGAGCGTTTACAGCACCACCGTTAGTTGCTGCTAATTTACCACCTTCGTAAGTAAAGTCTAAGTAAGATAATAATCCCATTGGACCAGCCATTGGAATAACAGGTACTAAATCTAAACCGATAGTTTGAGCAGCAACCTGCATTGCTAATGGTAATAAAGTTGGAGCTTTGTCACCAGAACCTTTTGTTGTGAAATCACCAGGATTTGGAAGCGATACAGCACCCATACCTGTTAAGTTCATTGATGTACCAACAGTCATGTAGTTAACTGCACCGTTAGCATCTTCGTAAAGCTTGTGGTTATGGCAGTATTCTGACATCCAAGCTAATTTTTCTGAATCATTGATACCAGTAGCAGACTCAATGATCGGTGACCATGTTGCTCTGATTTCTGAAGCGTTAATTGCGTTCATAATAATTATTTTATTTTTTGTTTTTTGTTTTTATGAGGGTTGTACCCTAGACATCAGCCTTTTGCTTCTTAGCTAATTATTTCTTACTATATATCCTAATACTTTTTAGATTTTTCCAAAAGCATGAAAATAAAAAAGCCCATCAAACGATGGGCTTTTCTAAAAGGATGTTTATTACTTTCTAAACTTAGCGTTGATAGCTTCAGTAACTGAAGTCATATCGTATGGTAAGCTAGACTTTTTAGTTTCAACTTCTTCTTTAATCATAGAAACTTTTTCCATTACTGGAGCGTATTCTCTAAGATCTCTTGTTTGCCAGAAGTTTCTAACTTGATATTCTGTTTCTAATTTAGCGTACTTAGATTGTGCAGCGATTTGAGATTTCTTACCTTCAGATAATTTATTCCAAGTCTCTTTGTATTCTGTTGGCATTACTTGAATAAAGTATGGCTCAGTGTTTAATGTAGTAACTTCAGTTAATACATTTTCAAAGATTGCATTGATTTGTCCTTCTGTTAAGAATCCAGCACCTTCAGTTTGTTTTAAAACTGCAGTTTTAGCTGATTCTTCTAAAGCGTTATATTTAGCCTTAGTGCTATTAGATACTAATCTAAAGAAGTGAGGATCGTTGTTTGCTTTAACAGTTGCTTTTTCAATTAAGGCTGATAATTTAGAAGAGATTTCTGATTTGTATGCTTCTTGTGCAGAAACAACTTCTTTTGCTGCATCAGCGCCTTCAGCTTTACCAGCTTCTTTGTCACCTTCTTCAGTTTTGATCTCTGGAGTTTTATCAGTTAAGTCAGCCTTAACATCTTCGCCTTCGATACCAGCTTCTTCACCACCAACTTTACCTTCAGTTGAATTATCTCCAACTTTGTCAAGTTCATTTTTCTTAGCAGCTTCATCGTGCTCTTTTCCAGCTTCATCACCAGCTTCTTCAACTACTAAATTCTTGTTGAAAGATTCTGCGATGTATTCAGCGTATTCAGAAATGCTTTGTACATTTTCTTTTAGATAGTTAACATAGCTTCTTAAGTTTTTGTTAGTCTCTACTGTTTCGTCTAAACCTTCAGCTAAGTAATTAGCGTAGTCTTTAACTTTTGATGTAGATTCTGCAACATGCTCTGTAAAAGAAATGTTTTGATCTAATTTTTCTGCCATATACTTGGTATACTCGATATTATTATCGGTCATTTCGGCAACGTGTTCGGTATATTGAATACCTTGGTCTAATTTCTCAGAAACATACTCAACGTATTCACTAAGCTTCTTAACGTTCTCAACGATATGATCGTTGTGCGCAATTAATCCAGTCATTTTTTCAGTCATTTCAGAAGTTGTATTATCTGAAGTTACTTTTGATAACTGTTCTTTAAGGGCTTTAATCTCCTCAGCAAGATACTTTGAGTAGCTATTGAAATCGTCTACATTTACGTAAGATGTCATAGTGCTCTCGTTTGTTTTATTTTGATTTAAGTTTGTTTTGTCGTTGGTTGGCATTTCAAAAATAGCGAATGTATCGTTATTTTCAAATCCATAAGCCTCGTTAACTCTTTTTAACTCAGCGTTTTCAAATCCTGGATCTGCTACTAAGTCATAAGTAAATAACTGTTTAATTTGTACTGTGCCATCTTCTTTTACTGCACCTGCAGCTCTAGAAGAAATTTGTAAAGGAACACCAGCATCAACTAATGCTTTTGCTTGACGTCCTGCATCAGTGTCTAGTAATCTAATTCTTCCTCTTACCTGTTTTGAATCTTTATCGTATGTAAGTTCTTCGATAACGTGCGAAACATTTTTCAAAGAAATATCAAACTCCTTCGGGTGGTCAAGCTCTCCCAACAGTTTAGAAGATTTAATCTTAGCCTGTAAGGCTTCGATCTGTGGAAGATACTCACTCTCAGTGTAGATTCTTTGATTACGGTTTTTCTTGTCGATTTCACCGAAAATACCTTCTAATACGTATTTTTCATCTGTATTAGATGAATAAAGTGACGAACTAGAACGCTCAAGAATCAATAAATTTTTATTTGACATATCTTTTTCTGGTTTTTTGTTTTTCTATATATCCTCTTTTTTAAGAAATTATGAAATTATACACCGAGTCCGGCTAATTCATCATCTCCGCCTTCTTCTTCTTTTTCCTTTTCTTTTTTCTTTTCAGTGGATTCGGCTTCTAGTTTCTGATACCAGGAAACAATTGTACCCATTTCTTCTTTAGTAAAAGAGGCATTACCATAATGTGTAAAGAAATAATCTTTTACTGATTCTTCTGAATTAGCAGAAACAATAACTCCTAGAATTTCTTGAGCTTTGATAGTTTTACCTTTGTCAAGTGTAATATCGCTCACTGTAACTTCTGATTCTGGATCAGATTTAAGATGGTCTTTGTTCTCATCTTCATTTAAGTTTACAAATTCGTAAAGGCTTTTAACGTATTTCATTTTAATATCTTTATTTTACATTCCCATCATACCCATTGCATTTGGATCTTCTGGTTTTTTAGCATCTGCTGTTCTCTTTCTGGCTTTTGCGGCTTCGTTAGCTGCAACATCATCTGGAGAAAGTTTTAGGTATTTATCTACTAAGAAATCCAAATCGAAATAATGTTCTTCTTGCATAGTAGCTTGGTCTGTTATCATCAAGTTTGTAAATAAGTTATTGATGAAGTCTAGACGTTTGTCCATAATTTCCATGTGCTTCATTTCTGAGAACATGTTTTCTTCATTATATCTTAATGCAATCTGTGATTTAAAAACTGGATCATGTTTGAACTCAGGATATTTTAAACACATTTGAATGTATAATGGTTTAACCAAAATCTCTTGGAATCCTGAACGTAAACGATTTACGAACTTACCAAATTTGATCTCATCACGAATCATACCATCAGCAGCAAGGTTAAAGTCACCACCACCATCTTCATACATGAATCTGTTGTAAGGAATTTTTGAAACGTGTTTTAATTTATCTGAGAAGTATTTTAAGGCTTCTGTATCTGATAAATCTGGACCGTCTCCACCCATAGTTTCAATCTCTGGAGATTCATTATCTTTTGAAGGTAACCAATATTCTTTGTTGAAAGCCATCATTGGTTTACCATCTACTTTTAGAGTAGCTGAATCCCAATCAAAATCTACAACCTCTTTATATGAGTTCATTAACTGTGCTAATGATTGTTTTGCTCTGGTTTTAGATTTACCACCAACTGGGATAATAAATTTCATTCTAAATGATGCGTTTGTTACAGCCCAAATTACTCTGGTGTGTTCCATAATACGCAATAAGTTAAATGCTCTAACCAATCTTTCTACATAAGATACACGCGATGCAGTCGTAATAGAAGAATATGAGATGTAAATAATTTGAGAATCGTATAACTTACGTTCTTTCATTGGATCATCTTTATACTGGATCCAAACTTTTTTACCATCATCTTTGTTAAATGCTGGCAATAAACTAATAGGATCTAATTCTTTAAATCCAATTACTTCTTGTTGTTTATCATCGTAGATAATCTCAAATGATAAGTAACCATCAATTAAGAATTTTCTATAGTAATACCATGCTGTTTGATCCACATTAAATCCAAAGTAAGTAACAATTTGGTTGAAAAATTTCTGCATGTTCTTTTGAACCTCTTCAGAAACCTCCATACCAATTAATTCTGGATAACAAAAGAAATTTCTATTATCATAAACAATAGATTCATCGCAAAGAATATCTAAGATGTCTTCAATCTCATCATGCATTGAGAATCCTCTTAATTCATCTCTTCTTGCTTTGTAATTAACATCAAAGAATGGAATATTTTTCTTTAGGTTAGTATCTGCCATTGATAACGCGGCGAATGCTGCGTAAATGTCATCATTATCAATACCTAATGGGTTAACCATTCCGTATCCTACTTCGTTTTCTAAGGTACCGATCGCCTGTGAGTTACGAATGACCATATCGTCATATCGCATACCAAAGTTACTAAGGTCTTTCAACAATGTTGAGACTCTAAATCCTCTACCTTTCGAGAGTGGACCTCGTCTTGGGTCACCTGGTCTATCTACAAATCCTGCCATGAGTTATTTTCTTTTTGTATTGTTATATATCGCGATTTTTAAAGTAGTCCGAGAATTGTTTTCTAACGGCATAAACACTAGATCCATTTAAACTAAGTAGATCTAATTGTGCAACTTTTACCCAGCTCTCGTAACTTATTACGCTTTGTTTAGTTTTTAATTTTGGTGAATATTGTCTAATAGCAAATTCAAAGCCAAATTTGTATAAGAATTTGTAAGCATCCTTATATGTTATTCTTAAATCTTTTTGATGTAATGCATCACCAGGTTTGGCTTTTTTAGCCGCTTCTATTTGATTTTTATAAACATCATATACTTTGTCAAGTAATTGTGTTCTTAGTCTGATTGGTAAAAGATTTAAATTAATACCCAAATCATTATGTTTTGCTTCTTTTGAAGGATCTAAAGCCAAGACCATTGGATTTTTATCCCACCAATCCATTGTAGCTTCTGTAATTGGTGTTGTATATTTAAAGATGTAAATATGCCCAGGACGAAATCTCATATTTGTCTTGGCATTATCTGATGGTGTTTTACTAAAAACCTTTATGCCTTCTTTATACCACGATTCAGCTATCTTTCTGGTTTTAGCTGCTCCGCCGTTGTCCTTTCTATAGGCATTTATTTCTGTTATCAAACGTCCCATCTTACTTTAAACTTTTTTCAGTTAAGACTATAAACTTCCATTTGCGATCTTCAGCCCATGCTTTTGCAGCGACATACTTGTCTCTGTTTTTTACATATTGTTCGACAATATACTTATAGTTTTCTAAAGCCTTTTTGGTATTTTTAGTTGGAGGTGTCGGTTTAACTAAGTGAGATTCTGGTTTAATTTCAACCAAATATTCAGTAAACTTACCATTGACATTAGTTTTCATATAGAAATCTGGGTTGTATGTGTGTTCTCTATTATCAACAGAGTACCAATACTTAATTTCTACAGGCTCACTTGACCATGAAACTATCTCAACTTTTGAATCACAATAAATCATAAACTTTCGTTCCCATGAAGATCTATATATGATGGGCATTGGCCCAACATATTTCTCTGGGTGAACAGGTTTGTAATATCCTTGGATATAACCTGATGCTTTCGAAGGTTTAACTCTTTTTATTGACATTAAATGTTGTACATTCCGCTTGTACCACTCTCATCGTCATATCCTGCAGTTCTGTCTAAGCTTAAGGTTCCTTTATACTTAACTGGATAGATTTTATTCCAGCCTTTAGCATAACCTCTTTTAGCAATTTCTGTAAAATATGCAAATGCGTTTGGATACTTGGGGTTAAAGTTTCTCCAATATTTTAATAGATCTAACAATGCAAATTGTAGACAATCCTCTCTATCCTCTTCTCTAACATAGGTCATTCTATTGATAGCCCGTTCAGCCAACATGATTAACATTTTTTCCGCAGTTGGTGTTAACCGATCTTGTGCAAGAGATTTTACCATCTCGTCGTATAGATCTTTATTATTTAAATAGTTCTTTTTAGCCACTTGGTATGTATTTGTTTTTCTTTATACGCAAAAAAGGCCAAATGTTTCCATTTGACCTTTTGTATTCAATTATTTAAGTATTAGATTGACATTGAGGGGTCAATGTAAACCTGACTCTTTGGGATATTATATAAGTTATCGTTAAATTTTACTTTGATTAAAGAATCTTCTGCTCCCTGAGTATAATCTAGTGCACTTACTAAAACTGAGTCTTCAGGTTTGATTCCTTCAAATTCTGCTTTAAGATTGCCAATTACAAAATTGTCTAGATCTTCAGAGATAAATTCTTCGTATAATTTAATTCTTAACATTATAGTTTTACCTCTAATTCTTTAATTTCTGCTTCAAATTTAGAGATTTCACCGTTGATAAGATCGTTAGCTTCTTTAATTTCAACAATAGATCTGTCAGCGTTAGCTAATTGCTCTTTGCTTTCTTTTAAGAATGCGATTAGGTCTTTTTTCTCAAGAATTTCAGCTCTAATAGTAGCTGATTCTGCTGCTGCACCTTCTAAAAGATCTGCAACTAGATCTAAATGAGAAACTCCAGTTTGTTCTGTGATGTACTCTAATGCTGAATTTGCATTGTTTGCTTTGAAGAATTTGTAGATTCTGTTAGCTTCATTCATTCTTGAAACGTAAACATTATCTCCAGCTCTCATAACATCAATAGTAATATCACCTTCTTTGATTGACTCAACGAAATCGATACTAACGATTTTTGAAATGTTTTCTGCTAAATAAGCAAATGAATTAGCTGTATTGCTTTCTTCAATTCTAATAATGCCTGCTGCGAATAAAAAGTTTCTTAGTGTGTCTGTAGTAGCTACTTCAGTTTTACCAACAAAGTATTTGTTCTCGTTTAAGTTGTAAGAAATCTTAGTGATTCCTTTGTGCCAGATAATTTCTGATTCTGTGATTGTAAAGAATTTTAATGCCTCTACTAAAACTGTGAATTCTGCTGGTACTGTTTCTGCCTCTTCAATTACATCGTTAACAATTGAAAAGTTCTTTCCATTTGAGTGAAAAATGTGTCCGTTGTTAATCGCGAATAAAGGCGAAAGTTTGTTATTTGCCATGATTTAATCTATTTTGTTTTCTGTATATATCAGTTTTCTTCTACCTTTTTGGTAATTATTCTTTTATGTGAGTCAACTGAAGTCCTGTCAATGTCTGGACCGTTTTTCATTTCAGTTGCATAGTTATGAATTTCAAACATTCTGTTACCGTTGTTGTGCTCAGTATCCCATTCAAATGCTGGAATAAAAGATTTAACTTCAATAGGGAATGTTACGCTATAACGCTCTTTGTCTTCAAATGAGAATTCAATTGGACGTTTAAGATCATATTCTTCTGGAAGAGCATAATAAGATGCAATTCTATATGTTCCATCTTCTAAGTGTCCCACTTCAACATTAAAGTAATTACTCTTGTACATGGTTTTAATAATCATTTCTGCCAATTTTAAACAGTCTAATTGACTAGAAACTCTAACTTCAATATCAAAACTTACTGTCACTGGAATCATCTGAAACTCAGCCGTATAGGATCTCATAGTATTATCTGAAGCTAATTTAGCATACGTTCCCATGTTTCTTTTATTAACCAATGCGTCTGAATCAATTGATAAACCTGTCATATTGATAACACCTCTTGGTACAACATCATAGTTTCCGTCTGCAAGTCCTAAAGGATTACAATCTTCATCTTCTCCTGTTGTAAATAAGAAATTATCTCTCATGAAGTTCTCATCACCGGCAATTGCATAATAAAATGGAACATCAACAGCAACACGCTCTTCTGCACTCAATTGGCGCATAATATACAATTTATTATTTAGATCTGCTAACAGTCCAATAATAACATGTCTGACGATACTATCGTCTTTGTTATATTTTTGATTGTAAGTTGCCATTTAGTATATATCGTAATTTATTCGATAGATTCTATTGTGAATTTAGAGAATCCATTTTCTCTATATATGTTAATTTTCTTATCGAATATTTCATGAGGTAGCACGGTATGATTAATTACAAATGTATTAATTTTGTTTTCTTTAATCACTTGACTAAGAATCTTTAAGATATTATAAATACCATCCTGGTCTACTGAACTTAATAACTCATCTAAAAATAACAGGTTTAATTGAGGGAATCTTAACTTTAAGATTTTAATAATGGCCACGATGATAATAAAGTCGGCTTTCTTGCGTTCTCCTGTCGAAAGAGTAAGAGCATTAACTTCTTCACCTAAATGTGTAATAATACAATTGAATTTGTCATCGAATCTAATATGAAAATGAAGATCCATTGACCGTACCATAGCAGCAATATTATTATTTAATGCTGGCAGAATTGTTTTGATAGCTAGGTTTTTAACACCATCTTCACCAAAGACATTTTCTAAATACTCTAAGAAGTTATAATCACCTTGAATAGTATCTTTAGATGCAGACTTTTTACCTTCACTGGTTTCAAATTCAGTAATGATCTGGCGTAAATGATCAAACTCTTCAGTGCCATTATTTGACTCTTTGATTTTAATTAGCTCTTCTTTTAACTTACGAATACTATATGCAAAATTAGTTGCTCTCTCGTCTATTTCAGCACTCTTTTCATTTAAAGTCTTAATTTCTGTAACCAATGCATTAACTTCTAATGTTAAATTATCAGCTTCTTTTGTACCATTTGTCAATTGTATGTTTAATTTGCACAAATGATCTGTGTGCCACTCTGAATCTAATTTGGTTTCACATGTTGGACAATGACCACTTTCATATAATGAAATCTTTTTCTTAAGATTTAGCAATTGATTTTCCAAGTCATGTTTTTTATTACGTTTAGTATCGTAGCTATCTTTAAGTGCATTTGTTTTAGTAGCAATCTTGTCTTTGGCTTCTTTAATCTTTTTGGCTTTTTCGCCAAGATCCAATAAGCTGGTTTTCATTTCTTCAATCTTGCCTTTGTTTTTTTCATCAGCTTCTAAAACCAAAGTATTTAATTTACCTCTAACTGAAGTAATTGACTCTAAGATTTGTCTTAATTCTGCATCTAAAGAATCAAGATCCATTTTTAATTGCTTTCTTTCTTCTTTAATACTATTGAACATTTCGTTTAGGATTGAGAATCCAAACATTCTGTCAATGATTTTCTTTTTATCAGTTCCTGTCATCGTTAAAAACGATTTAAAGTCATTGATTGATAAGATGATAATGTTTTTAAACACATGATAAGGAATGCCATAGATCTCATCTTCAAGATATTCTTGAATTGATTTCTTACCAGCTTTGTCAAATTCAACTCCATTAACTAATACAGAGAATTTGTTTGGTAAAAGACCACGCTCAATATCAATGTCCATGCCCTTGCATGAAAGCTTAATTCTAACCCAAAGATTTTTATTAATACGATTGGGCAAATCTGCCATACGAGCACCTTCTACTTTGCCATACAAAGCAAACAAAATGGCATTGGCGATAGTAGTTTTACCATCGCCATTCTTACCAAGTGTTAAAAATAATTCAGCTCCTTCGTCCTTAAATTCTATTTTTTGAATTTGATTACCGTAACTTGCTATATTCTTGAATGCAATTGATTGTATCTTCATATTTAAGCTTCAAAATCGTAATTGTTTGCACATTTGTCATATACAATTCTTACTTTGTTTTTAATTCTTTCCTTTACTTCTTTATCCATTTGCATGCCTTCAATATAAACATCACATAGTTTCATGATGTCATATTGCTTGTACATTTCTTCGATATCTCCCAAATCATAAAGATCTTTATCTACGATATCGTTCTCATCATAGATATTTGGTTCAATACGACGACTAATATGCTGGATTTCATTGATTAATCTACCCAAAGCTGATGTTGTTGCAATCTTACTTGGTACAAATAAATCAACGTAGTTGTTTCTGATAACTTCTTTAAAGTCACCAATTGGTGTGTTGTATAATTTAGCTAAGTCAAACTTAACAAATTTAGGAGAAGTATGATTCTCAAAGAATTGCTCTTCCATATTTGATAAGTCTACTAACCAGAATCCCTTCTGATTGCCAGAATCACTTCTGGTCAGCTGATATGGTACACCAACCATATTAAGTTTGCCTAATCTTTGACGATAATGGATGTGTCCAGAATAGACGGCATCATACTTATTATATTGATTAACATCTGAACCGTGTTCATTTTTAACCTTGGCATTTAAGGCCACACCTTTTACTTCGGAGTGACAAAATACAACGTTTGCATTTGGAAATTCTGCAAGAGTTTCAATCTCATGTTCTGGATCTTTTCTCCATGGCATTAATAAAATGTTCTTTTTGGCCCATTTGTATTGAATAGGATCTTTATAAACCATCACATTAGGGATCCATTTGATTGAATCAATGGCACTAACTTCATTAGACTTTTTAGCCCAAATGTCATGGTTTCCAACGATAACATGTGTTGGCATTATCTCTCCGCATTTCTCAAAAAACTCAATTGCATAATGTAATACTTTAAGATTAATAGATTGTCTATTATCAAAAGCATCACCAACTTGTACTAAAACATCTCCAGGTTGAAATTGTTCTCTTAACATTGGTAAGAAAACGGTTTCATAAAAAGTCTTTTGGATTTCTAACCACTCGACAGAGTTTGATCTGACACCAAGATGCATATCGCCTAGGATCCAAACTCTTTTTACTGGCTGTTTTAATACACTTGAGTCAATCATTACTTAGAATAATTTTTTAATGTTCTTACGATTAAGAACGTTGGTTTTTTGATCTAGTTCTACAATTAATCTTTCTTTAAAGATATTGCTTAATGCATTGTAAAATTTAGTAGAATGCACATTAAAGTAGTCTGCTGTTTCTGCAAAGATTTCAATTCTTGAATATCTTGAAGCTAATTCATCTTCTAAAAATTCATAGATTTGATTAATATCAATCTTACGCAATTTCTTTGATTCACCGAATTCATCTATTTCATTAAAATGTTTAAATCTAGATTCTTCAATCAAAGAATGCATGTGTTTTCTTAGGGTTTGAGTGTGAATCTTTTCATCTTCTGGACGATCATCAATATATTGTGAATTGACGTTAAATGAAATTGTTCCATTTAATTCGAAGTCTCCGGAGTCAAACGTATTATCGAAGATTTTATCTGTTTTATTTCTCATAAGCTGTGTATGTTACTATTTGTAACATCATCTGTTTCTGTTAGTCTCATATAATTGTAATTGATTTCGAGACGGCATTTAGTTCCTTTACCTTCACCATCTCTAATTTTAAGTAGTTTTAACCAATATTCCATATTAGATCTCATCAAGTCATCTTGAATAATACCTAACATCACATCAGCTGTGTGTGAAAGACCGGCAGATTCTGCGATATCTGTCATTGATATGTCACTTGAATTGTAACCATTTCTGGTAATTTGTGTTGCTGTAATAACCAAGAATTTATTTCTTACTGACATTGCTCTTAAATCTTCTGCAATTTGTTTAATCTTCATGTAAGTATTCTCAGTGTTTGGATTTCTGTAGTTTGCTAGGATATTTATATAATCCACTATAATCGCACCAATCTTGATCTTCTTTTCCTCTTCTAATTGTTTAACATAAGCTTCAATATCTGGCACTGTTGCTTGAGAAGTTGGAAATTGTTTAATAAATAATTGGCCTGGAGGATTTAAGCCATCACCGACCGCTTCTAATCTTCTTTGAACATATTCTTTGTTTTCTGCTTTATTAGAATAATCATTGATTGGAATTGTCAATAAGTTTGAACCAATACGCTTTACAAATTTATGTGCTGCCATTTCCATTGTAATTACAACAGTATTAATACCAGCTTTAACACAATTTGCTGCATCATTTGCTAAGAATATTGACTTACCAATGTTTTGCTCACCTGCATAAACTACTAAGTTACCATCTCTGTCATAACCACCGCTAAGAACTCTATCAATAAAGTTATAACCTGAAGTTACCTTTTCATTGTCTTTTTGATTATGTGAATCAACTTCGAAGAAGTTTAATCCCAGATCAGAATTAAATGTGATGTTGTTTCTTTCATTGATTAGGATCTTAACCTTACTAATAACTGAATCAGCATTTTCTGGTGTGATTTCACTAGTCTTAATGTATTCAATGGTATCAATTAAGGTTTGATCAAAGTTTCTCCATTTGATCCAAGCTTCAGCAGTAGAAGTGATCCACTCTTCATCATAATTTGCAAGATCTACATCGTAGACAATATTAATGATTTCATTAGTGAGTTTGTCTTTGGTTTTTTTGCTATTCTGAGACAACATTTTCATTTGATCCTTACTTGGCATTTCATGGAATTTACCATAAAAAGCTTTTGCTAAGTAACTCATTAAATCAATCTCTTCGCTCTTGTAAAAACCTATTTTAACCGCATCTAAATATTTTGGTTTGGTTAGTGTTAATTTGAAAAATATCTTCTCGTAATCTTGTCCGAATTGCATCTTTTTGTTTATTCTTCTACGTGATTTTTTGTAATTGTTTCGTAACCTTTATTCAAAAGGATTACTTAGAATTTGATAAGCCTCTTTTCCTGGCTCATCTTTTGTTTGAGCTATCCATCCTTTAATAACCAGTAAATCAATACTTTCTTTAAGGATTTCGTCTCGACCTGGACAATAATACGTCGCTACTGAATGTAGAGTAAAAGTATCTTTGAATCTATCAGGATACTTGTTGGCCCTATCAACGACATAATGTAATACATCGATTGGTTCGGGCCAACTTGGTAAGTCCTTTTCTATTCCCAAGATAAATTTAATAGGCAATTTATCTGGGTTTAGTTTAAGCATCTTCTAAGATTTCGTCTAAGTTTGCTACAGCTTCTTCTGAATTGTAGTTGAAAATTGGTTGAATGTGTTTATTGATTCTTTCTAGGACAGATTGAGTAAATACTGCTTCTGTAAAGAAATCTCTGCTTTTTATTTGATAATCTAAATGTTCACAGATCCATGTTGTTGCTTTTTTGTTAACAGTTTTTTCTCCTGTCTTCTTATCAATAGTACCTCTATCGATACCACAAATATCCCAGTCAGCGTATTGCTCTAAACCAACAAATCTATTCATACCTTTTGAAAAATCCAAATGGAACTTAATAGGGTGTGGTTTTGCAAATCGGTTTTTATCTGGTTTTGCAGTTACAATAATACCAACTTTTTGTTCTCCATCTTTTAATTGAGCTTTATTAAGCATCAATACAACAGAAGCTGCATATTCTGGTCCTGTTCCACCACCAGCAACTTGACGACTAATAAAGTCTTGTGTCATGTATGTATGGTTGGTAAATAAGAATGGAATCTTAAGATCTGCCATCGGAGTCATAATAATTCTAAAGATTGATTTTAAAACTTTAGAACGAGTCATATCTGCTTTGTCTGATCCATTAGCAGCATCATCAATTTCCTTTTGAGTTGCTAAGTTACCTGCAGAATCAAGAATCATCATTACTTTAGGAAGTTCTTGACCATCTCTTTTGGCCTCTTGCATCTTTCGAGTAATGTTAGTTACCGAAGTTCTAAATTCTTGAACAGTGTTCGTTGGTTGATAGTTTACTTTTGATGTATCGATACCAAATTTAGCCATTAGATCTTTGTCTACTGCAGCCTCAGAATCATAAAATACAACATAATATCCCATATTAATTGCCTCTCTTACAGAGTTTAATATTAGGTATGTTTTACCTGTTCCTGAAGGACCAGCAATTGAGCAAGATCTATTATTTGGCCATCCACCGAAAAGTGAGCCCGAGATACATGCGTTTAAGTGATAGTTACCAGTATCGATCCACTCAGTAACGTCCGAGAAACTCGAAACATCCATTACAGAACCAAGTGGATTGACTGCTGCAAGTTCTTTGTTGATGTCTTCGAATGTGAATGTGTTATTCTTCTTTGCCATAATTAAATTCTTTTTTTTCTTGTTCTCTTAATTCATCTAGTTCGTTTTGCAAATGATTAACCGTATTGATCATTTCAGTAATTTGATTGTCTAATAAGGCAATATGATTATGAATTCTTTTATACGCTTTAACGTAATGCTCTTGACGTTCGTCTAGATTTGTTGTGTTATTTTGGTTGCTCATCTTTAGTTTGTTTTTCAGCTTTACTTGTACTCTTTATGTAGAGTTTTCTTATTACTTCGCCCAATTGCATGTCGTTTGGATAACGATCAATTAGAGCCTTTAGTCTTCTAAATGTAAATAGTTTTTTCATGTTAAAAATCAAATAATGATGACGAAAATATTAAATTTCTATCCAATGGCTTCATATTTAGCGAAGCTAAAACTCTATTCATTGGATCGATAATTGCCTTCTCAAATTGAAGGTCAAAATCTATTGCTGGTGCGAATTCATAAGGATTATCTCCAGGCAAATAAGCGAATACATCACTTAATCCATTTTGGTCTGCCACGTGATAGATCTTTAATTTCTCACCGTTTGTAATTGTTTTGTATTTCTTTTTGTACTTAGAGTTATTAAGTAAGTAGTTGTAGTAACCTGCACCTTTAACATTTGATGGAGTTTTGCTAGCAAACTGAAATGTTTCATAGTCATCTAAGATATACTTTTGGATGTTATTAGTTCTTCTGTTAAAAGCAATGTCATCGATTGGTGCAAGTTTAAATTCTTTTTTACACTCTCTTAAGAAGTTTACAATACTTTCTTGAGTTGGTTGATCGCTTTTAAAGATTAATTGTAATGCATCTTTTAGTTTCTTTCTAGCAAAAGTTGGAGTAGAGCTTTGAATAACTTCAAATCCAATAGTTTTGATATAAGATGCTCTTTCATATCTTTGATCCTCTTTTAATTTGTCAGTCCATGCAATATCTTGAAGATATTTTTTCTTAGCCATCCAAATTCCAGAATGTGCAATAGTTTCCAATTCAAATACCAAAAAGTTATCTGTGTTGTTGGCTTCTGCATATTTTTGCATGCACTTAGAAATGTATTCTTTTATTCTAAATTTATACAACTTCATAATAAAATGGTCGATGGTTAGTTTTTCACCATGCCATTCGATCGTGTTGTACAGCTCTTCGAATTGTACATAACATGAATCTGTGTCAATATAAATTACTGCTGATTTTGCTACTTTATTCTTTACAGTTATATTGAAATGCTGATGTACTTGTACGTCTTTATGCCAAAATTCTTGAAAGTATTTGTTAATAATCTTTTCAGAATAAAGAATTGCATTTTTACCTTGTAAAGTAATTGATTCAGCGATGTCAATATTAAAGAAATGGAACCACTTGTTACCAAAGGCTCCGTAGATCGAGTTAAGAGTTAACTTTACGGCTTGTTCATAAGCAGTATACTTAGCCGACTCATTTTCAAGTTGGTCGGCTAAGTTCTGTAAATCTTCTCGATTTAATGTGTCCAAGTCTATATTTAATAGATCAGACATATTAATCGTTAGTTTGACAAGTTGCTATTGTAATAATTGTTTGTGAGTCTTTTGAAGCGAACATCACTTTACCAGTTGATGCCAAGACGGTTTGCTCTTCACGATCGATTAAGTTAATGTACTTCTTATAAAGAGATACGTTACCTTCACCTGTTGCTTCTGGATTAACTGTCCAATCGAAAGTTTTACCAGTTACTTTAACACCTTTTTTAGAAGTAATGCTAAAGATTTCTTCTTTATCTAAGTTGAATAAAGATTTAATTTTGTTAATTGATGTAACATCAACGTCAAAGTTAAAGTCTGTACCGTCTTTAGAGAAGATTCCATTGATTTGAGCTTGTGTCAAATCTTTAAATCCTAATGATGGTTCTGAACAAGCTAATGTAATTTTCAATTCGTCATTGTGTAATACTAATGAAGAAGCTACATAATCTTGATCTGTTTCCATGAAATTAAGAGTTCCACTAATTGCATCATGTTCAAACATACGGAATGCTTCGATAACTTTGTTAGCATCGAAGAAAGCAACACGTACTGGTTTATCA